CCAGATTCCATTGCAAGTAAAAGCAATTTCTCTTCTTTTACAAGAAAAGGTCTATACTTAACAGTTTTTCCAGTTGAAGGTAAAATCAGTTCATAGGTGGGTACACCTAATTTCGGTAATGCCATTAAAAATTAATTCAATTCGTATATTTATTTAGCTCGACTTTTTGAGGTAAAAATGATCGGAGATTTTTTTGCCGAATTCATGGATTCAAAAAGTGAAATTCCCCATGTATATTCAGAAAATGGTCTTCGAAGGGTATACACTTTGATCTTGATATACCACACTATGCTTCGCATAATAAAAGTTAGCCGAAACTCTGGTTAATTGTGATGTACCATAAGATAAAGGCACAGAATCAATTGAATATGGATAACATTCTTCCATAATATATGAAATTCCTGCTCTCTGATTAGGTGCTTGTGGTCCTTGATCTGTCTTTGTAATTCTCACTGTAGCAGCATATTTATTAGGATATTTTAATCTAATTGCTCTATTAAATATATGGGGACGTTCACCTTTAATTCCCATCAAAGATCCTGAAATATTTTTCTTTGGACCATTTTGAACCATTCCTCCATCAAATATAAAGTTATGCCATGCTGTCACAAACTTTAATGGTGTCATATTTACATCACACATCCATGATAAAGAAAAATCTGTAAAAAATCTAGCATAAGGATAACTCACTTGGTTCTCTCCAAGATATCTTCCTTGCAATTGTCCTGTTGCTGCTTGAGTATTAGGTAGTTGTGCTTCATCACAAAGTAACTTAACCAACCCACCAAGATTAGATGCATCAGTTGTATAAAGATCTCCTAGGAAAAACTCATCTAGATAATTTCGAAAAGAACTAGTTATCTCGAACTGTACATCATAGCCATTTGACATGGCCATGTTGCCACCTTTGGCAATTGCACTAATGAATGTATTAATCGACACGCTAAATAAAAACGGAAGGTTTAATAATAATTATGTCATACTCTGGAACTTACAAACCGAACAATCCACGTAAGTATAAAGGTAATCCCACCAACATTATTTATAGGTCATTATGGGAAAGAAAATTTATGCACTTCTGTGACCACACAAGTACTATAGTTGAGTGGGGTAGTGAGGAAGTAGTAATACCTTACAAGTCTCCTATTGATGGGAGATCTCACCGTTATTACCCTGACTTCTACATCAAAGTAAGAACTAAATCTGCTGGGATGAAGAAGTATATTATAGAAGTAAAACCAAAGAAACAAGTAAAAGGACCAGTCGAAAAACCAAAACGAAAGACTACTGCATGGAGAAGAGATGTATTAACATTCATGAAGAACCGTGCCAAGTGGGATGCTGCAGAAGACTACTGTAAAGACAGGCAGATGAAATTTTTAATTCTAACTGAAGATCACCTAGCAATCAAGAAGTATGCCAAGCACCGCAGGTAAAGGGTTTGGATCAAGTTCAGTTGAGACTTCATCCTACCAAACAATATTTGAAAAGATAAAAGAGCAAGCTGGCACCGAACAAAGGAGCTTGAGTTGGTATAAAAATACTTTAAATAGTATAGCAGGTGATTATACAACTGATAATTTTATTGTTGCTGAAAAAAGAGACTCGTATGATGATGAAGGTGAACAAGATGGTAACGTATTAAGAACTACAGTAAGACAAGGACACTTATACTTTTTTGAGTACAAAGCAAAGAGTAAATGGTTGCCTTACTATGATAAATTTCCTCTTGCATATGTATTCAAAAGAGATAGAGATGGATTCTATGCAGCAAACTTTCATTACCTACAGTACAGGACTAGAATTAAGGCAATGAAAAAATTACAAAGAGGTATGATTGACATACCTCGGAATATCATACATAAATACTTGAATAATCATGTGGAAAGTCTCTTCCTAGATCTACATCAAGAAGAATGGGATACATCTATACTTTTACCTGTTGAAGATTTTATTATGACTAGTAGAAGAAATAGAACACAATACCCATACGATAGAGAGTTAGTGTGGGAAGAGATAAAAGAAAAAGAAAATGACCGAGTGAAAGCAAAAGCAATCATAAAGGATTATTAATATGCCCCCAAGACTGAACGGAGAACAAAGAAGAAAGAAATGGAATGAAAAATTTTCTGGTACTAGAACTAGTACTGGGAGAGAGGAGGCAAACAATCAAAAGACTGATCCTTATGATTTTAAAGGTTGGGCAAGACCTAGAAACAACACATCACAAGGTGAGATTGCTGGTACAATTAGATATCCTTTTGAAAATGCAATATCAGCAGATACTGACTATGTTTCTATAGATTTCTTCAACTACCAACCACCATTTGGTAAAGGAGAAAAATATACATCCACTGAAGTATCAGGTGATAAAGGAGCAGGACAACTCTACGAAAACTATCATCATAGTATAGGTGATGGTCTACTTAAGAATAAAGCTAAAGGTTATAAATCTATACTACTATTCATGCCAGAAGATGTTCAGGCACAGATGGGTGCTAACTGGGGTGGTGTAGGTGTAGGTGTAGGACAAGCAAATGCTGCAGCTATGATAGGTACGAAGACTCCAGGTTTAGGTAAATCATGGGGTGGAACATGGGAAGCATTTCGTGGTGGTTTAAAAACTACTGGTTTTAGTATGACAAAATCAGCAATGAACGCCATGATGGGTGGATCATTGACAACGAACCAACTAATGGGTGGTGTGTCAGGAACTATCATAAACCCTAATGTAGAATTAATGTATGAAGCACCTGAATTGAGAGGATTTAATCTAAACTTTAAGATGATGCCAAGGAGTAAGGCAGAAGCAAATCATATTAATGCTATCTGTCAAACATTAAAAAGAGCAATGCTACCTTCATGGGGTGGACAAACAAAAATAGGTGGTAAAAATGAAAGAACTGGTTCATTAATGACCATACCAAAAATTGTGAGTGCTAAATTTATGACAGGTAATAAACTTAATCCATTTATTACTCAATTTAAACCATGTGCTATCACCAATGTTAACATCAACTACACAGCAGATGGTACGTATGCAACCTACGATGATGGTTCTCCTGTAGCAACAATGCTTTCAGTACAATTCAAAGAACTCAAACTGGTATTCGAACAGGAAGTACCACTACCAGAAGGAGATTACAGTCCAATAGCATCATACTAATATGTTTTTCTCACTAATACCAGACATCGAGTATGATGTTAAACCAATCAAGTTTCCTTACACGAAATCTGATTACGTAACTGCAAAGAATTTCTTCAGAAGATTTGAAATCAATGAAGATATATTCTCATACACTGCAACCTTTAATAAGTATGCAGTACTAGATGGTGAAACACCTGAACAGGTAGCAGAGAAAGCATACGATGATCCATTCCTTGACTGGGTTATACTAATGACCAACAATGTCATCAATCCTTTATTTGATTGGCCGAGGTCAGATAATTCTGTAAGAAGGTATTGTGAAAATACTTACACAGATCCTTACAGTGAGATACTATACTATAAAACCCGTGAGATCAAGAGTGGAACCTCAATGTCCACTGATCTTACGGGTAAAACTATAAAAATAAATGCTCTTGATGCTGGTATCAAAGTAGATGAGAAGTTCTATAACACACCGTTCTCATTCTTTGATGGTACTCAAGTAATTACTATGGCAGGTTCAGAAGTATGTGATCCTGTTAATGCATATAATCATGAGATAGAAGAAAATGAAAAGAGAAGAGAAATATATTTACTGAAGGGTAGATTCCTAGATTCATTCGTAAGAGAATTTACAGAAAAAAATAGATATGAATCATCATCTGATTTCATATCTCAAAGATCTAAAAAGACAGGAGTATAATTACTCCTGCTTTCCTTCGTGACTTTGTAGTGCTTCTAGTATCCTAGACATGTCAAGTGCTGACAACTCACCATCCTCTGTCCACTTTAAAGCAGAGGTGTTTGATATGCATGGTTGTCTATCGTTGTGAGTAAAATAATCTCCTGACATTGTTTTGTGTTGGGTTCCTCATAATAATTTATCATAGTTTTCACACAAAACAGGGTTTTCTTTATAGTATCTTTCGGTTTGCTTTACCTGC